GTTCTCTGGCGCCGGGATGGGCCTGTAACTATTTCCTTTAACGACCTGTGGAGCGTAATCACCAATGGCGGACAGTGAATTCCGGCGGCCAACGCTGGCCGAAAATATTAGCATGATCCGCACAGACCTTTTTGCCCGTCTCGACATCAATGATGAGCTTCGTCGTATGGATGAAGATGTCAGGGCTAAGGTTTATGCGGGGGCTCTGCATACGGTCTACGGCTATATCGATTACCTGGCAATGAATATGCTGCCTGACCTTTGCGACGAATCATGGCTTTACCGTCACGCAGCAATGAAACGCTGCCCCCGAAAAGATGCCGTGGCCGCGTCTGGTTTTATGCGCTGGGACGGCGTATCGAACGGGCTGAAGGTGAGCGCCGGGGCGGTAATTCAGCGTGATGACCTCGTGCAGTATACGGCGCAGGCAGATGCTACAAGTGCGGGCGGCGTTCTTCGTGTCCCCGTTCTTTGCAGTGTGACAGGCATGACAGGAAATATGGATGACGGGGAGACGCTTTCACTGGTTTCGCCTGTTAATGGACTCCCTTCCGGCGGCCTGGCAGATACGATAACCGGCGGCTTTGATATTGAAGATCTTGAGGTATGGCGCGCCCGTGTTCTTGAGCGTTACTACTGGACCCCGCAGGGGGGCGCTGACGGCGATTACATTGTCTGGGCAAAAGAAGTTCCAGGGGTAACCCGCGCATGGACCTACCGGCACTGGATGGGAACGGGAACGGTTGGCGTTATGATAGCCAGCAGTGACCTCATTAACCCCATCCTGGATGATGCAACGGTTGCAGCAGCTCAGGCTCATATAGAACCTCTGGCACCGGTTGCGGGTTCAGACCTTTATGTGTTCAAGGGAACACCAAAAACGGTTAACTACACAATCGACCTGAATCCTGACACGCCTGAAATACGCGCGGCCGTGGAGGCTGAACTCCGATCATTTCTGTTGCGGGACGGCTATCCGGAAGGAACCCTGGAACTTTCCAGGACGAATGAGGCCATTTCTATTGCTGCGGGTGAGTACAGCCATAAACTTCTTTCGCCAACAGCAGATACGCCGATCGCGAAAAATGAACTTGCCGTTCTGGGGGTAATAACGTGGGTGTGAGCAATGATAATTATGTCCAGCTTCTGGGGGCGCTGCTGCCTCCTGGCCCTGCATGGTCAGTTGACGATGTGGCGATAAGCGGCGCTGCTCCGTGTTTACTCAGGGCGCATCAGCGTGGGGACGAGCTCATGCTGGAGATCGACCCACGAACGACAACAGAGCTTATTGACCGATGGGAGCGGTGCTGTGGTCTGCCTGACGAATGTATTCCGTCCGGAACACAGACTTTGCGGCAGCGGCAGCAGCGCCTTGACGCTAAGGTCAACCTTGCTGGTGGTATTAATGAAGATTTCTATCTTCGCCAGCTGACAGCACTGGGTAAGCCAGGAGCCACGATCACGCGCTATAACAATGGTCCATTTAAATGCACATCATCGTGTGTCGATGCGACCTACTCAACTGAATGGCGGTATTACTGGCAGGTCAATATGCCTGCTTCGACAGATGCCACCTGGATGACCTGCACAGACAACTGTGAAACACCGGTTCGCTACTGGGGAGATACGGTTGCTGAATGCGTTATCAACAAACTCTGCCCGTCACATACCTACGTAATATTCAAATATCCGTAACCGGAGATACTATGCATCGTATTGATACACCTACTGCGCAGAAAGATAAATTCGGCGCGGGAAAGAATGGCTTTACCCGGGGCAATCCACAGACAGGAACCCCGGCCACAGATCTTGATGACGATTACTTTGACATGCTGCAGGAAGAGCTGGCGGGGGTTGTAGAAGCAACCGGAGTTAGCCTGGACAAATCGAAACACAACCAGTTGCTGACGGCGCTGAAATCACTGCTTTTGAGCCGTGGGCATCCCTTCGCTGACATTAAATCGGACGGTGCCGCAGCTGTAGATGAAGCTCTTTCAAATCTTGGTCTGAAATCTGCCGCCAAGCGTGATGTTGGAACGGGAACTAATCAAATACCAGACATGAACTCATTTACTTCAGGTACTAATTGGATGAAATTTCCATCTGGTAAAATTATTCAGTGGGGATATACTCCATCAAGCAATAGTGCAGCAGTAATTGTTAACTTCCCCATTCCTTTCCCAACGCAATGTTACGGAGTAACAGGAGCTGGAACAGATGCCAGTGCAGCAAATATTGCAGGTTGTCAGGTAATCGATAAGGCTGGGTTTAATCTTTCAGCCTGGCTCGTGGCTGCCGGCTCTGTATTTAACAGAACAGCGACAAATATTTCGTGGATAGCGGTGGGGATTTAATAATGAAATATGTTTATAGTGCCGTCAGTAATGCTTTTTATCCCATAGATCTGAAGAGCTCTTATGAGGATGCGGGGAGCTGGCCTGTTGATGGGGTGGAGGTTGACGAGGACGTATTTGCAACATACACCGGAACACCCCCTCAAGGAAAGATGAGAGGGAGCGACGAAAACGCCTACCCTTTCTGGGTTGAAACACCACCACTTACTCATGAGCAGAAGATTGCAGTTGCTGAAAACGAAAAAACGTCTCGTATAGATGAAACGAACAGCTATATAAATAGCAAACAGTGGCCAGGGAAAGCTGCAATTGGTCGATTGAGCGCAGATGAATTAGCAAATTACAACTTGTGGCTTGACTACCTTGATGAGCTTGATGCGGTTGATACATACACTGCACCAAACATTACTTGGCCTGAATCTCCAAATAAAAAATAACTTGTCTTTTATTACAGCGCCGCCTTTAGTTTGACGGCGCTATAATTATATTTTCTTGGACAAGCTATGCCCCATATCTATAAATTTTTTCTCTACCAGGTAGTACATTGGTATAGAAAGGCTTATTGATACGGAAATAGACATCAAATACATTATTACTGATGCTTCCTGAGGAATGAATGGAATATCTTTTCCATAAGCCTCTATTATTTTTTTGATCGGGACGTGAATAAGATAAAGAGAGTATGAACACGTACCCATTAATATCATGAACTTCGGAAACTCAATTTTGGTAGATGTTTCTATGCATATTGCGCAAAAAACTATCAAGCAGGCAATAAATCCAGTATGAGTTATTCCTTGGCCTGAATTAAATCCTGTAAGCCACATCATAAAGCATAAAGTTATTACAGGGATTGATATATATCCAATTGTTTTATTTTCAAATACTTCCTTATAAAAACGTAAATAACACTCTGCAATTAGCATCCCCAGCACAAAGTCAAATATTATTGGATTCCCAACAAATCCTAGGTAGCTATGATATCCATAGAAAGGAACATGAAATGTATTGGCGTTAAAGTCTATTGGGTTCCCAAAGGAAATAGATAGGCACAAATACATAGCCATCAATATGGCTATGGAAATATAGCTTCTGTATTTCGTGGAAATTAATAAAGAAAATGAAAAAACAAGATAGAAATACATCTCATACCCAAGTGTCCAGGACACGATGAGAGTTCCCCATCCATAAAACGGAGGGCTTATGTTTGGGTCGAGCGGTATAAGTAAGAAAGATTTGATGATGTTACTTAAGCTAAATTCATAAAGAGTGAAGCGACCTTCGTTAAAATTATAGCAAAATAAAGAAATATACAAGCTTAACACGATAAAATACACTGGGTATATTCTAAATATGCGCTTAGTCAGAAATGAATAAAACCTAGAGAGCGAATCTCCTGATGCATTTCTTGTGGAGTAAGTGATTATGAATCCACTTATTATGAAAAATATCTCAACACCAAATGTTGCCTGCATTGTCAGATAGTCTATAAAAGAACCACTATCTATGTGCCCATACAGAGATCTGTTATGTCCTAAAACGACGATTAAGGCTGCGATACCACGCAAAACCTGTATTCCATTGAGTTGTCTGGTCATGTCTGTAGTTATGAACTTTAAATTTGTCACTAAGAAAATCAGTGCGCTAGGAAGGATTCTGAGTATAGCACCACAAATACTATTGATCGACACCACCGATTGATAATGCTGTATGCATACACAGTAATCTTCGGAGGTGCATTATGGGGTTCCCGTCGCTAGCTCAAGGCTACGTTGAAGAACGCATATCACTCTACAAGCGCATCATCACCAGACCGGCAGCAACATATTTCATGCGAGCCGGTGCGACACACTATCGGGAAGGCATCCTCAGTGGTGCGCTTCTCGTTGTCGACGCCTCACTGATCCCCTGTGATGGTTCACTTCTGGTTTGCACTGACGAAGGTGAGGTCAGGATTAAGCGGTATCGCACACACCCGCAGCCACACTGGAAAACCTGGCGAATGGTCGGGAACTCAGAAACCAGCCACATATCGGACTCTTCAAACATTTCCTCCAGCATGCGGTTCAGTTTTTCCAGATCGCTTTTGCTGGCATCGCTATTCAAGCCGTTTGCCTGCATCGGCTTCCCCTTCACTTCGGCATCAGGGAAAATCTGGTGCACCCGCTTCTTCAACTCGGCCAGTATGATCTCTCTGGCCCCTTCGAGCCCCTCTACATTTCGCTTGTCATAAACCAGCTCAACGAACATCACTCTCCATCCTTGCTGACTTGATCTAGTAAAACAAAAATACTACTGTATATGTATACAGTCAATAATCAAGTGAGGGTGCTGCTATGCCTCGCCAATATGATATTCACGCAGCTTTTTTAGCCTCTATAGAACAGAATCCAAAGGGCTACCTTTGCCTAAAAACAAACAAATTCATCAATAATTTGCGCGAGAAGAACTGGCATTTCAGCGAGGCAGACGCTAACGCATGGATTGAGAGATACCAGCCGGATTTTGCTGATAAGACAACGGATGGCAGTGATAACCGTTACTGGATCTTGCGTAATATGGGGAGGGTATTCTGATGGGCTTTCCTTCACCAGCAATGGATTACCAGGAACAACGGTTAACCATCGATCTGTTATGCGGAATTGATGGAAACTGCAGGGTAATAGAAACGTCATGCGGTTGGGCTGTCATTAACGTTGCCATGAGGCCAGAGCAGGGAGATACGCTACTGGTAAGAATGGATAACAGGAACGAGTTTGCAAAGCTATACGGGGCGGCATTGATAACTGAAGATGGTGAAGCGATAGAAGGCGACGCGCTGGATGACGTGGAGGTTTTTGGCGTGCTAACGCATAGTCTTAACCGGGTTGGTAATGATGACTGCCCGGCAATTTAAAGCAGGGTTCAACCATCATTTCATCATCGTTTCGCCATTACAATTTTTCTTAAACAAAAAACCAGCCATAAAAGGCTGGTTTTCAATGTGTTTTTGGTCGGCACGAGAGGATTTGAACCTCCGATCCCCGACACCCCATGATGGTGCGCGAAGGCATTTATGGTTCAATTAGGCTCCTCTGCAAATGTATAATTCGTTCATAACAAAATCTCGGAGTGATGAAAATGCCAAGAAAGATACCTGAACAATTTGCACAAGTTGCGCGCCAGACCAGAGAGAACTCAGATATGAGGATTCGATATCGTGAATATCTTGAAAGACATGGGTATGAACATACTGAGCAAAATGCTCATTACTTCGCTTTGACATTGGGGCTGAGTGCAGATGCAAGAGTGAATCTTGTACATCAACTAATGTCAGGCATTTGATGTGAAAACCATCTTTTACGCGTAAAAATTTCGCCATTGCGACTATTTGATAATCGTAAGTTGTTGATTCAACTGATCTGGCAATTATGGATTAATGGCGAAAAATCATCGTATGTGATTGTTATCTATAAATAACACGCGTGATTTAAAATCCCTCGGCGTTCGCGCTGTGTGGGTTCAAGTCCCACTCCGGCTACCATGGGAAACAAAGAATAATCAAAGCAATAAGCAGTGTCGTGAAACCACCGAAAGGTGGTTTTTTTGTATCTGCAATTCACGTATTAACTGCACATATTCCCCGGATGACCTCGATTTAATTAACTCATTTTACGTGCGCGTTTTGGGTCAAAACATAGTGACTTAACGTGTCCGATTGCGTGTTTTCAGGTATTATCAAAACCCTATTTCCTTCTATATTTCCCGGCATTTCGGGCTGGCATTCTCATACCAGGATGATTCATGAACGACAAAATCAGTCAGGATACGATCAATAAAGCCCTGTGGGCCGCGTGTGATACGTTCCGTGGCACCATCAGTGCTGATACCTATAAAGACTTTATCCTTACCATGCTGTTCCTCAAGTACATTTCTGATGTCTGGCAGGATCACTATGACGAATATAAAGAACATTATGGCGATGCGCCGGAGCTGATTGAAGCCATGATGGCAAACGAGCGTTTTGTGTTACCGAAAAGCGCCAGCTTTTATGCGCTGTATGAACGCCGTCATGAGCCGGGTAACGGTGAGCGTATTGATCAGGCACTACACGCTATTGAAGAAGCCAACGGCACCAAACTGAAAGATGCTGGGAAAAGCGTGTTCCAGGATATTTCGTTTAACACTGACCGCTTGGGTGAAGAAAAACAGAAGAACACCATCCTGCGCCAGCTGCTGGAAGACTTTGCCGGTGAAGATCTTAACCTGAAGCCAAGCCGTGTAGGTACGCTGGACGTTATCGGTAATGCCTATGAATATCTGATCAAAAACTTTGCTGCCAGTGGTGGACAGAAGGCCGGTGAGTTCTATACCCCTCCGGAGGTCTCGGACCTGATTGCTGAACTGCTTGATCCGCAACCGGGTGACACCATCTGTGACCCTGCCTGTGGTTCTGGTTCGTTGTTAATGAAGTGTGGGCGTAAAATTGTCTCCGGGCATGACAGCCGTAATTATGCGTTGTTTGGTCAGGAAGCGATCGGTTCTACGTGGTCGCTGGCGAAAATGAATATGTTCCTGCACGGGGAAGACAACCATAAAATCGAATGGGGCGATACCATTCGTAACCCGAAGCTGCTCGATAAAAATGGCGACCTGATGCTGTTTGATATCGTGACCGCTAACCCGCCGTTCAGCCTGGATAAGTGGGGACATGACGAGGCCGAGAACGATAAGTTTGGTCGTTTCCGTCGCGGTGTGCCGCCGAAGACTAAAGGCGATTACGCCTTTATCTCGCATATGATAGAAACCCTGAAACCGGGGACAGGTCGTATGGGCGTAGTCGTACCACACGGTGTGCTGTTCCGTGGCTCCAGCGAAGGTAAAATTCGCCAGAAACTGATTGATGAAAATCTGCTGGATGCTGTGATTGGCCTGCCTGAAAAACTGTTCTACGGTACGGGTATTCCCGCTGCGATTCTGATTTTCAAGAAGCAGAAAGTGGATGACAAGGTGCTGTTTATTGACGCCAGCCGCGAATTTAAGGCGGGTAAAAATCAGAACCAACTCAGCGTAGAAAATATCCAGAAGATCGTTAAAACCTATCAAGAAGGCGATAACGTCGAGAAATATGCCTACCTTGCCAGCCTGAAAGAGATTCAGGACAACGACTATAACCTCAATATTCCACGCTATGTTGATACTTTCGAGGAAGAGGATGAGATTGATTTATTGGCTGTTCGCGTTGAACGCGAGGAATTGAAGGCGGAACTGGCGAAACTGGAAACGGAGATGGCGGGGTATCTGAAGGAGTTGGGTTATGGTGCCTAAGGGGTGGTCAATCGTACATGTAAGTGACTTATTTGAGGTCCAGCTTGGGAAAATGCTTAATAAAGAGGCAAAGGCAAAAGGACCTCAGTTTAAATATTTGGGCAACTCCAATGTCAAATGGGGAAGCTTTGAACTATCAAACCTAAATACGATGTTTTTTAATGAAAGAGAAATTAATAAATTTTCGTTAAGAGTTGATGATATCGTTATGTGTGAAGGTGGTGAGGTCGGGCGTTGCGCAATTTGGCAGGGCCAAGAAGAACATATTTATTATCAAAAAGCGTTACATCGACTTCGTAGCAAAGGAAAAGTTAGTCCTTATTTTTTTCAAGCCTATATTGAGAGTATTGCTGGAACAAAGTTACTGGATGATTACACAACTCGGGTAATGGTGCCAACTTACTGATTTAGTGTATGATGGTGTTTTTGAGGTGCGCCAGTGGCTTCTGTTTCTATCAGCTGTCCCTCCTGTTCAGCTACTGAA